TTAAGGATTGATTGATAAGTTGTTGAGCTTGTGATACTGATATCGTTAGGAACGATCAGCTTAGTATTCCATTGAGATTGAGCATGTACAACTGTACCTGCTACTGTGTTTGTATTAAAAGCCATGGGTTTTAAATTAGTATTAGTTAATTACCCGTCTGTACTGTTCCGCAGTACTGGGTTAGTTTAGAGTGATCACGCACAAGTTATTTAAAACTTAAACTTGGCACCTATCTTAGTACCGTATGCTGTGTCAGCAGTTTCATCTGTAAGGAAAGAGATCTCCCCATAGACATCTAACTTCTCAGTAGCAGCGATGGATAATCCACCTTTACCAGAGAAATCAGTTGTACCATCAGCTCCATCTGTAGCTGCGAAGGCAGGACCACCTTGAACATAGTATCCAAGTTGACCTACATCACCTTCATAACCTAGATGAAGATCAGTTGTTCTAGAGGTAAAATCATTACCTGTATAAGATGCGTTTGACTCGGCATTCACATAGACGCCAGCCATTGCAGGAGCTGAAGCAAATGAGATTGTAGCTAGGGCTAGTGCAATTTTGTTCATTAATTTACTTTGTGTTTTTAGTGTACTCTACACCACGATACGAAAGTTTTACAGTCATTGTAATTCTCCAGTATCACAGCCCCGTTCCCTGCTGTGATTGCATGCGACCTAGTTAAAGGTTGAACGGACGTGGTGTGAGGTGGCTTCTACTGTATCGACATACGAGCCGCCATTGATATTATGATGCTACTACTGCAGCACCTGCGGCTGTACCGTCTGCTGTACTACCTACAACTGCACTACATCTTGTGACTTGTGCAGCTTTTGTACCAGTATCATTATAAGGAATGAACCATCTATCACCAGAAGCATTGACATAATACTTAGTAACTGATGTGTTGATTCGAGCGGATGGGTCGTAAGCTTTTGACATAATTAAAATTGTACGTTAGAACGTTCGAGTTTATTGTATACATCCTGCTGATAAGCAGGGTCTTTATCATAACGAGGATCATTCATAGCTGCCACTAATTCGGCTTGACTACGAAAAACATCTGATGATGTCTTTGCGCCTTTGCCCACAAGCATTTTACCTTCATAACCCTCGGCAGCTTCATACTCAGCTTTCATACCAGCCACTGACATTTTAATAGCATTGATACTTGAATTGCGTACGATCTCATTGAAGGCATCTAACTGAGATTGCTCCATGTTTTCAGATGCCCAGTTTAGCATTTTAGTATAAGTTGCTTCTCCACCCACTGATTCATGTAAGGAAGCTAAATCTGCATCCGTTATATCTTCAGCAGATGATGTCTGATTTGGATCGTTTTGCATTGCCATGTAAGACTTAACTAAGTCTTCATTGCTTACTTCAGAGAATTTAGCCATGGTCTCTTCAGACAACTTACCGTCACTTGAAGCGTATTCTTGTGAGGCTTCAATGATTAAGGTAGTTGCTGGAGATTCCTCTGGTTCTTCTTTTTCGTCAGGTTTTTCAGCTTCTGTTTCTGCTTCTTGTTCTGGCTCTTCATCTGATCCTAGTTTCTTTTGTAATTCAAGATATGCTTTCTCAAGTTCTTGTGCATTCTCAAATTTTCCAGCATATTGTTTAGCTTCTTCTTCACCTAATTTCTCAGCCACCTCTAGAGATTGTTGCTCGTCTTCACTTAGTTCAGGAGCATCTGCAGGGGTGGGATCATACGTTAGTTTCTCTGTCATTGTTTAGTATGCCATTAGCAGTTGTTACTTTTAAATTACCTAAACCAACAGTTGTTACAAAATCAGGTTCTGCCCCTATTAAAGGTTTCGCTGCTATTGAAGTTGGTTTGGCAATATCATTGTCTGAATTTAATGGTTCAGGTTTTGAGACCTTTGGTAGTGGTTTCTTTCTAGCTACCTTCGTCGGTCTCGATGGCTGGGTTTTCTGCATTTTGTGTCTGTTCTTGTAAACTTTCAGCTAGATCTGGGTTCTTACTTGGGTCCATCATTGGGGATTTAGTAGCAAACTGAGATGCTTGTTCCATCATAACTTGTTGCTGTTGTTGTTCAGCAGCAGCTTGTTGCTCTTGTTCCATCGTCTCTGCAGTCTTAACTAGATTTAATACATCAATACCTTGAGCTGCAGCAAGTCGTTTGATAAACTCACTTGGATCTAAAAATTGTCCTATAACGTCTGGACCCATTGTTTGTGCCAGAGTCTGTATAAACATAACAAGACTTTGTTGATCTTGTCCTCTGCCTAAAGCATTAACACCTGCTACAATTTGAGGACGTACTAAATCTTTAGGAAGTTTAGGTAGTTCTCTTTTACGTTGTAGTATATGTAATGTTCTATTTAGATATGGTATTAAAAATTCAACTGTTAGTAAGCTGAAAAGCCCACCTAATTGTTGTTCTAATTCCATCTGTGTGAGACGAACTTCTTCTGCAGTTGTCCTCTCACTTTGACGAACTGTAAGCACAAGGAAAGCATCGCTTATCCTACGCTCTAGGTTCTGTATTTGTTGAGCTGCTGTAGCAAAATCAGCAGTCTTGCCTACCTGTATAACTCCAACATCGTCAGGTCTTCCCTGAACAATGGCACCGTTACCAGCATCGGCTATAGTCTTAGGTTTCGTGGTTGAGGAAGGCGATACTAGGAAGACGACTTTACTAGCCGCTGCAGAGCCTTCTACTAGTGCCTGAGAGAGTCCTTCAAGTGAACGTATGTCACCCAAGAACTCCTCTACTCTACCACGTCCATAATCTTCTCCATCTACAGTATTGAATCTCAATACCAACCAAGGAGTTGTATTTTTAGGAGCAGTACTACGGCTGTTTGGTAGTATATTATCAAAGGCTTCTTGATGCCAAATCCATCTACCATTTTCATCGAGCCGGACGTATGTATACACTTCTACGTCATGATCGTCAGATCCTGTCTTGTAACCATCATCTCCGGGAGAATTTGGTTGTGGCATAGGCAGATCTTCACCTAATACCCTACGACTTATAAGTTCCTTTGTTACGATCTCGCAAACATTTCCGTTACCATCACGATTAACAACGTAACGATTTAAGGGATAGTTTTTCAGACCTTCTTTGCCCATAAATATCAATGCATTACCTGAAACAATTAAATGTTTCAAAGCTTGATGGACAACTACTCTATCACTAGAGGCATTGATATAATCCATTACCATCCTTTCCATTTTGGAAAAGGAAAGATCAAGTTCACTTCTAATTTCTTTTGGAACTTCTTCTCCAAGTTTATCATCTCTCACTTGTAACTTAAAGAAGCTAGTCTGTGGAGGCAGCAAAGCCAACATTAATTTGGCTGCTAAATTGACAACTGATTTACTACCAACACTCTGCCATGGTGTATGTAACTTTTGATGTGTTGGTCGTGAGCTTAGATCTTCTTGTATAAGATAAGGCAACGTTAGTCTAGAGCACTCAACTGCGGTATCAAGGAACTGTGATCTACCTCTTGTTAGTTGGGTGTATCTATCACGTGCTTTCATAATTTATTTACTGTGTTGGTTTCGGGATTCCGCTAGGAGGTGAGTCTATATTTATCCCCGGATCTATGGCGTCAAATTGTTTAACACCAGATTTAACTTTCTCTACTTCAAGTTTCTTTCTTTTCTTTCCTACAATTAAGTTAGGATCTTCATAATCTTTTTTAAGTTCTTGCGGTGTTGGAACATCTCTTAAGGGTTGAGTAGGTTTCAATGGAGGTGGTGCTTGGATCCTTTGAGGTGCCATTGCTTGTTGCCTGTTACCACCGCCAAAAATACCACTAAATACATTCCCAACTGCTCTAAAAATTCTTTTTGGGCACATTAATTTTCTTCCTCTAATAGGTTTCTTATATATTCTACCACGCTGGCCTGACCAGCACGATACATAATTGATTCAATTGGTTCTTTAGGGTGGACAGGATTCCATTTGAAATTGTCCTCCACTTTCTTAAACAAGTCATCAACTCTTTCGTTGTGAAGCTTAAGCGTATTTAGGGAGATTGACATTGCTATGCTCGAAAAATGATGGCATTCTTGCCGTCTTGGTGGAAATTAATTCTGGTGCGCGACCCTCATACATTAAGCGATCGCTGACATTCAACCAGAATTTTTTGTCTAAATATTTACAGGTAGTATTAATACCTAGAGGTTCCATAATCCAGTTAATGGTGGCCTTCCTAAGTTTATCCAAAGATTGACTAGGAGATAAACCCAGC